TGTGTAGCATGCCATGATGTTTTTCAGAACTTGAGAGAGAGGTCCACCTGGCGGCACGAACCATCCTACTATTCTTTGCAAGGAGCTCGACTGTCTTATCGAGGATGGGATGGCAGTAGCTTCCCATTCCCGAGCCTGAGAAATCTTCTCTTCCGTCATTGCTCCAAGGTAGGGCCTCTCTCTACCGAGAGTCTTGAAGATAGAATGTGAATCGCCTAATGCCGTATCACTGAATCTGAGCTTGATCAATTCGGGGTACCGGGTTTCGAACAAACATCCAACCCCCCTAACTGGTTCCCTGGTAAATAGATGGAATGGGTGCGGAGTTGTAATGCCTACTATCTCAACTCCCCAAGAATCATTCCTAAGCTGCTGTGCATACGTTGTCATGCATTTCGGAAGCTTCGAGCGACCGGGGGACGTTAATTGGTATAGCTTCGATGCAAACGTCCCTAATTCTCTTGTGAAGATGTCAGTACCAAGGTCAGCAGAAGCTTCCCTACTCATTTTGAGAAGGGTCCTGGTCTTGTCAAACTTGGTAATGAGGGCCGAGACCACTCCTGGAACAGAAGCCGATAAGATATCCGACAGGACTCCTGGAGCAAAAGGTTGACACGTTCCCAGAAATTCCACCAATTTAGGGAGATCGTTGGTCTGGATTTCGATCATAGATTCCATGAGAGGATTTGTTACTACCCCGGACCTGAGGACCTCCTGAGCAGCTCGTTTTAAATAATTCACAAAAGTTTCTCCAGCCAAGAGATTGAGAGAAGTAGGGTCTTGCATGATCAAAGTTAAATCAATCTCTGTCGAGAGATGGGGGGCCATTAAGTTAGTGATTAGTTTATGTCGGAGAGTCCCCCTCTGGTGAATAGCTCTCAACTGAGATAGGAAAGTCAACTGAGAGCTTAATTGGTCAGGGAAACCTCGGACAAGAAGGTCCAAAGGAGTGCAGAAACTGAACCCACCTAATGTATTGCCGCCCAATGCCACAGCAAATAGAAGGTTAGTATCATCTCTGGCCAGCCTCAGCATTTTGTTTGTTGTTTCTAATTCGTGTCCCCTGGTTCCAGTTAATGTTGTTAATTCTAGGTCCTGGAGAAGACCTTCAGACGAAAGCAAACTATCCTTGAGATGCCAGTTTATGCAACGGCGGAGTTCGCACATTCCAACTACATAAGGGATAACAAAAGACACTGACGCCATAGTCCCCGACTGGACGCTTGCAGAGATATTAGAAATAGCTGCATCCAAAGATGGATAATCGTCGTTGGAGAGATGATAGATTCGAGATAATCGTTTCAAGGTTCCCGGCAATGGTTCACCATCGAAATACATGATTTTACCGTATGAGAACAACGAGCATGATAACCAAGTCTCTTCCTTCTTGATTGCCAATCCCATACCTTCACAGGCCGCGAAAATATCATCTCGCACCCTTTCTATCCTCCCTCGGAGAAGAGCTTCAATGTGCTCTGGGAGATTGTTTCGATCATATCCAGATGGTATAGGGAAATCCATAGCAATCACTTGGTTGTCACCCTGACCCAGGATGCTGAAATTGATGTGGTGTTTCTTAATAGCATAGCGAAGTATAGCGATGGTCAATAGAGTCCACAGCTTCTGTCTTAATCCCTCACAACCTCCTAACTGTCCTGTCCAGGTGTAAAACCCATCCTTGATAGTTCCATCTTCATTACATGACATTGTGTAACCATTATCGTAGTAAAACCGGGTCCTCTGGAAGTACTCGTGGGTCATGCGAAATAACCCTTTAAAACCATACAATTGATCGATGAATCCGAAAAATGGAGCGGTGTTAGAGTATCTAAAGTGAAGGTTCCACTTCTTGAAATCGATAGATTGAAGGACTCTGAGAAAATTCCCTTGTTTCTTCCCTCCAGCGGCAGAACGCATTTTATCCATCACCTCTTGCAAAGAATCAGTCATAGTACATTCTTCTACTAGAGGAACAAGGTCTCGTGCCACCAAGGCTTCTGTTAAGCCGAAGTATAATTTGTAATACAAAGGCATGATAGAAAATAGACGAGGGGTCTTGGACATTTCTCTCTCTTTTTCAGATAATTTGATAAGAAGGTCATTCTGATGTATTCCTTTCTCGTCCATGTCCCGGAGGATCTCTTCAGGTGAAACATAATTCGATTTAAGCCAGGCTGAGAGCACTCTTGTGTCTTTCCAATCCACAGTTTCTATCCCTTGAATTTGCTCTTGGAGTTCGGGCAACCTGGGTGAGGATGCCTTATCCTTAATCACAGACAAGATGTTGAGGTCACTCCCTTGATCAAAATTAGGTAGTCCCAACACTCTTTCCCAGTCTGCCTCACGGTATCGAATCGATCTGTAATTTATGGGTCGTCCGTCTTGGAAGGCTTTCCGTAGCTCGGATTTCTTGTGTAAGGATGCGAAGTTTAACCTAGGCCACCTTTTATCTCGTCTGTAGATACCTTCACAAATCATTTTCTTAGCTTCCCAATTCACCTCCCGAATGACCCTATCATCGGGCACGATCTCTGGTGTTGACAACAGTCTGTTCTTTTCAATGGCTAATTCCACGAACACAAAGGGGTGACCCCAGTGTCGATGAAGTCCAAAAATCTGAGCCAAGATTTTTGGGTTGGTTATGCTGTCTAGAATCTGAACCCAGGTGCACGCGGAGGTAATGCCGGATTGTTCTTTAAAGTCTGCGATCATGGTGTTGTAGAACTCCCTTACATTAATCTCCTTTCTAAAGGATAATGACTGAATCCGGCCTGTGACCAATGGCTCCCAGAGTTTTATTGCCCCGTAAGCCTCATTTCCCTTTTCTCTTATTAAGAGGTCCCCCTGAGTGTAAACTGTCCACAACAACTCTAACGAAGGGAAAGAAGAATCTCCCATATGCTCCGCTAGCAAACAAATTTCAGTGGCTGTTGTTCTCTGATATATAATATCAGCCAACATTAAGATACCATTGGCATCTGTCAGATAATGAACACCAGCATGTTGAACAATTGAAAAGTCCGCCCCTAGCCATAAGTGATAACCATTGGAGGTTGAGGCCATCCTTAATTTGGGTTTACCTAATCTGGCCTGGATCTGAGTCCTTGCCAGTTTGGTGACGACCGTCTGCCACTCGTAGCACAAAGTTCTAAGTTGCAACAAACCCTCTGGGATCTCGATGTTATGAAGTGGGGCATCAACACCAATGCCTTTGAGCATTTCCTGTGCTACAGAGAAGGGGAGACTGTATTCAATTAGAGAGGTTGACTGCACCATCTCCAAATTTTCGCAAAGGTTAGGGATTACATCATGAATCGTATCCCTCCAGTGATGGGGTGCAACATGTGTGGCTTCCTCTAGTGACTTGAGCCACACGGTCTCGTGTGGGGATAATCTCTCTGGGTGAGTTCTAGCCCAAATTATTCTCGTTTTCTTTAGGGGAGAGTTGAGGCGCATGTCTGGAACATAGAAATTGTCTCCTTGACTTCTTGCCTCCTCAAACCCATATTGAGAGAAATCTCCAAGGGATTCCATGGTGAACTTGTGTTTTTGAAAAGATGAGAACACGACGGGGGGGGCTGATCAGATCCCGGGTCACCAAAGCCCCTGTTAAGCCAAAGTACTCTTCTGTGGGGGTTTGATCATTTG